CTCAGAGAAGCGGATAAGAAGAAAAATAATATTAATATTTTAGTTTTCATTTTTTTAGGTTTTTGTTTCCGCGCCAATTTCGGGTAATTCTTTCATCTTGTCTCTTATGGCTCTTTGTTCGTCATAGCCATGTTCTCCGCCTTTATGCAAATAAGGGAATCCTCCGTTTAGAGGGAGTTTCTTTTCTATGACTAGTAATTTCAACCTGTCATTCGGAACTATCATCTTGGTTCCGCGATCTGTCATGTAGAAAATTGTCTTTAAAAAACCGACTCTAACTATTCTGGCTTGTCTCCCGCTTATATACAAGACATCGTCATTGCAGAAGTCTTTTCCAATGCATATTAAAAGACCTTCCGCGGCCTTGTGAATTGCGTCTTTAAACAAGATCCCAATAAAGGCTAACAAAACGAACCATCCATAGGTTCCCATTACGTGCTCCATATTACGCTTGAAATCTGGAGATACTAATTCGCTTTCCATTTTTTACTATAAGTTACACGTCCGAAAGCTTTTGGGTGTACTATTAGATGTATGCCTAAGATAAAATCTCGGGTCACTATCCAGTCTTTCGATGACTTGGAAGTGAACTATAAGGAGAATGGGGTAAATGGAAATATAGAAATTTACCAGAGTCAAAAAGAGAGAATCAAGGATAGACTTCATATAAAAGATCTAAAATGGACAGATAGGCAAAAGGAGTTTATAAGCCTAGCTTTNAGCGANAAAACAAAAATAGTTTTCTTATCTGGTCCAGCAGGTACTTCTAAAACGATGCTTTCAGTATATTGTGGGTTAAGGCTACTTAATAGTAAAAAACTGTCTGATATTGTATATGTTAGGTCAGCTGTTGAAAGTTCGGACGCTAGATTGGGGTTTTTACCCGGAGACGCAGATACGAAACTTCATTATTTTAATTTGCCGTTCGCGGATAAATTAAACGAACTACTAAATGACAGCGAAGTCAAGAGACTACAAAAAGACGAAAGAATTTCGACTTATCCGATTAACTTCTCTAGGGGAATGAGTTGGAATGACAAATGTCTGATTCTTGACGAATGCCAAAATAGCACATTAAAAGAAATTATTACTTTCCTGACTAGAATCGGTCACTGTAGCAAAATTTTTATCTGCGCAGACCCAATGCAGACAGATCTTAAAAATGGCAACAGAGGCGCATTCTCGAGGCTTAAGCAGCTATTCTCAGGAGAAGACTCTCGAGAAAACGGAATTCACACTTTTGAATTTGGAGAAGACGACATAGTGCGTTCGGAAATACTCAAATTTATAATCAAAAAAGTCAATACTTTAGAATAATATTAGTATTTTTCTGCGCAAAGTGTATTATTATAGGTTATGAGGATTTATTGTCAGCATTGCGGGTCTGTTATTAATTTTTCAGGCAAGAAACCTAATTTTTGCAATTCTTGTGGAATTAATTTTGCCACAGGAAAAAAGACTCCTCAAAAAGAAAGCGCACGAATTGAAGAAAAGCAGATAATTAAAAGTGAAGGAGACTCCGAGGACGAACACTTAAGAGTCCCTGACATATCTAAGTTGGATTTTAATTTAGAGGGTTCACTAAAGGTTGAGGGAATGAAAATAGGAGAGATGTCTAGTATATCAAGCGACTCACAAACGGTTGAATATACCCCTACTTCTGCGAAAGGTCCAAGAATTAGTAAGAAAAAATTCTTAGAACAATTCAAACGAGAAGCCGGAAGCCTGAGAAAAGGCGATTAATGGCAGAAGACGGAAAACAAAAACTTAAATTCGAAGACCGCATAAAGGAAGTAGATGCTGAGATACAAAAAAGAAAATCCAAATGGAAGTTAACTTCTATTACTTGGATGGACTTTGACGATATTTCCCAAATTCTTAGAATTCATATTTATAGAAAATGGGACATGTATGATGATTCTAAGCCTCTTGCCCCTTGGCTAAATAGAATCATTACAAATCAGATTAAAAACCTAATTAGGAATAATTACGGCAATTATGCTCGTCCTTGTTTAAAGTGCGCCGCTTCAGAAGGGGGAGACCTTTGTGTTATATACGAAAAGCAATCTCCTATTTGTCCTCTCTATGCCCACTGGGAAAAGAATAAAAAAATAGCCCATGATATAAAAATTCCCGTTTCTTTAGAAAACCACAAACAGGACATTTCTGATTTACGAAACGAGACTTTAGATATCGAGGCATCTTTTCAAAAGCTGAATAAGATACTACCAAAAATTTTAAAACCCATAGAGTGGAAGATATATGAAAACCTTTACATAAAAAATTTAAGCGAAGAGGAAGTAGCTAAACTAATGGGCTACAAAACATCAGAAAAAAACAGGAGCCCCGGATACAAACAAATAAAAAATATAAAAAAATCCATCATACTGAAAGTCAAAAAATTNATTAAGGCAGAAGATTCAGATATACTATGANCGAAGATATTAAATTAACGAAAGATCAAGAAAATTCCATTCTNGACGCTTGGAATAGCTGCGAAAAAGATAACGCCCCTTCTTTGCTAGAGCTGATCCAAGACGCAGCGGGATTTAAGGGCAAGGACGGAAGAAGTAAAGAAGGCAGAGCCGTTAAAAGATTCCTGACTTCCAGAAAAATAAAAGCCAGACCCGCTCAAAAGTACGACAAGCAATCAGATCATTTTTCTTTCACTGAAGAACAAAAAGAATTTATACGAAATAATTCTAAGGACACTTCTGGTAATGAGATAATGTCCCAAATAGAAATCGCAAGATACATTACAGGAAATCCTGAGTTAGCTTTTTTAAGCTTAGAGTGTCGAGCCGTAAAAGAATTCCAAGTCCAAGAAGGTTTAATAACCGATCAACAAGTCGAAGAAGCGGGACAGTACAGGCCACCAAAATCCCAAGAAAGAGTTTTGGTAAGGGTCAACAAGTACGTTCATGACGGAATAGACAAGGAAAAAATAACTTCAAGAGAAAAAAAAGAATTAGAAAAATTAATTGGGTATTTACATACTTTTAGATTTTCTCACCAGATAAACACCTACCGTAACGAAACAGACAGAGAACTTTTTGAATCCTCTTTTATCAGATACACCTATAATAAACCGGACTTAACTCAAGAGGAGGTTGATCAATACATAGTGCTGTCTGCAGAGGTGGTTATCTCTGCCAGCATCCAAAGAAGAGTAGAAAGGCTCTCTCGACTGCTGGACGAAGCCGCTGACGATACAGAAGGAGCAAGAATATCTATGGGGCTAGTGGAGGCAATTAATACGGCCCAAACAGAATATAATCAATGCGTCTCGAGACAGCAAAAGCTTTTGGAAAGTCTAAAGGAAAAAAGAAGCGCGAGATTAAGCAAGGAAATCAAAGAGAACGCTAGCATTCTTAATTTAGTACAATTATGGAAAGACGAAGAGAGTCGAGGTAAACTTGTGAAGCTGGCAGAGCTGAGAAAAGCAGCGCTTGAAAAAGAAGTGGAAAAGATGTCGTCTTTAGACGAAGTAAAGGCTAAGATAATGGGTCTAACAAAAGACGAGGTTTTAAATGGTTGAGTGTGTCATATGTAAAAAAAGTTTCGAACTAGACAAGGAGCTTCACATGCACTTGAGGAGCCATAGTATCCGTATGGCCGAATACTATCAGAAATTCTTTCCTAGAGAAGATCTACATAACGGAGAAATAATAAAATTCAAAAACAAAGAATATTATTTCTCCAGAGACTTCAACTCTAAAACAAATCTCAAGTCTTGGCTTAAGAACCAAAGCGAAGAGAAGAGGAAAGAATACTGCTCTAACTTAATGAAAAAAAGAATAGGGGAGAAGAAAATTCTACACTCTCCAACCCAAGTAGAGCTAAGAACGATTATGAGTCCTCCGGTTCAATATTATAACGACCTTTTCGGAAGCTATAATGATTTCTGTACTTCTTTAGGGCTAAAGCAACGTTTTTCAGTTTACCCTACTGGGGATAAATCCTCCTTTCTCCCCAAAAGAATCAAAGACAAGCAGGTCAGAATAGCTGTAGACACAAGGGAGCAGAAACCTTTAAAATTTTCACTTCCAACTCAAGTTAAGAAACTTGATTACGGAGACTACTGTTTGGACGACGCAGAGCTATCCTGTAATTGCTATATAGAAAGAAAATCTATAAAAGACTTAATAGGAACTATGAGCGGTGGGCTAGAGAGATTCAAAAGGGAGATAGAAAGAGCGACGGAAGACGAAGCTTATATTGTAGTCGTTGTAGAAAGGCCCCTTTCCGAATGTTTGCATTTTGACATGCTCCCGTATGTGCCCAAAAAAATAAAAGCTAGTCCAGATTTTATATTTAAAAATATAAGAGATTTAACACAATCGTACTCGGAAGTTCAGTTTCTTTTCGTAAAAGGCAGGGAAGAACTAAAGAGAGTGTCCGTAAAAATATTGGTTTGCGGGGGGTTGTGCAGAGATGTCGATTTGCAATTAGCTTATGACTTAAAAATTTTATGAAGGGATACNTTTGTNTAACTTACAACGAGGCGGTCGCTATAATTTTAATAACATTGCTTATAGCTTATTTAGATTAAAATGTGGTACGAAGGAGAAAAATATAAACCTAAGAACATTAAGGATTTAAACAAGGAGCTTTTGTTGCTTAAAGGAGAGCTTGGCGATAAGGAAGCCAAAATATCTTTGGCTAAATTTTTGAGATCCAACTTGGGCTTGGCCACCGAATTGATTTCAGGGATAAAACTTGCGCCTTATCAAGAGGTAACTTTAAAAGGTTTATTCAACAGAAATTTCAATATGTGCGTGTGGGGACGAGGATGTGGAAAAACTTTCATAGCGGCCGTCTACTGCTTCCTACAATGTATATTTGAACCTGAAACTAAAATACTGATCGCCGGGCCGACGTTTCGTACTTCTAGATTCATCTTTAATAACATAGAAAAATTTGTAGAGAGTCAAGGAGCCGAATTATTAGCGCAAGCGTTCGGACACAAAACAAAAAGAAACGATGCCCACGAATGGAAAGTAAACAATGGAACTATTACTGCTATACCTTTGAGTGGAGAAAAGATTCGTGGTTTTCGTGCTAATGTTTTAGTGCTGGACGAGTTTCTGCTACTTCCAGAAGACACTATCAAAACAGTTCTCATGCCTTTCTTAGTCGCCCCTCAGAACATGAAAGAGCGTTTGGAAATTAGAGAGATAGAAGACAGCCTAATAGAAAAAGGATTAATGAAAGAAGAGGAGAGAATGGTTTTTGAAAACAAGTCTAAGATGATAGCTCTTTCCTCTGCGTCTTATACGTTTGAAAATTTATATAAAACATACAAAGAGTGGGTAGGAAAAATTTATTCGAACAGCAAAGGTGACGCTTCTTATTTTGTTTCTCAAATAGGGTACCAAGCTTTGCCAGAGGAAATGATTGACGAAACTATTATCGAAGAAGCTCAAAGC